GATGACATGAAGGTCGTCGTGTCCTCGTTGCTGATCGCATACACCAGGAGCGGCATGACCGTGCCTTGCGGTCCTTCGAGTTGGTAGATCTTGCCGCCGACGAGGTCGTAGACCGTGCCTGCAGTTGTGACTGCGACCAACTTGTTGTAGATCGTGGTCAGGATGACTTGGCTCATTGGGCCGCCTTCATTGCTTGAGTTCGCATTCTCTTGATCGCCTTGTCCATCTCAAATTCAATGATTCCAACAACTTTAGGCTTGACTACTTTGATGCTTGGCGCAGCGAACGGACGCTCGTGCATGTAGCGAGTCCCGTACTCAAGCCACCGTGGAATGCGTGCATCTTTGTCCTTGCCTGCTACAAGTCCTGTCATGAACACCGATACAAAATCTCGACCAGTTTCGTTTCTAAATACGGATGTTTGCACCGAGTTGATCAATGTACTTGTGTCCTGCGCTGGCGGTTGGAATGGTGCGGATCGCTTGCGGAAATATCCTTTGCCTTTCTTGCCACCACGATATCCAACACCTGTGCCCTTCTTGTTCAGTGTCAGTCGCATTTCCCGTTGCAGTTTCGTCATCGCAACATTAAGACCTCGCTGTATGCCCTTAATATTTGCAGCCATGATGTCCGCAGCAGAAAAGTTGTGACTTGCGCTCATTCTTGACCCTCGACCGTTGTCAGCGCAAGGATGTAGTACGCCATCAGGTCAGGACCGCTGCGCAGATCGGGTCGGCGGAAACCCGTGATCTCATACATGAACGATGTCTCGTTGTCGTAGAGTCGCTGTCCAGTTTCCAAACTCGATCCGTCGACCGCATTAACATATGCGGTGAGACCTGTCGATGCTCGAATTGCGCCGTTGAGCATCGACTCGTTCGGCGTTTGCGGCTGCAAGTAAACTGTGATCAGTACAGTCGACGCTGTATAAACACGGGTGTATGCACCACCTGCGTCGACGCTCTCGGCTCGTAAGTAGATTTCAAGCGGCTTGCCAAATTGCGCAATGAGACTGTCGACGCTCATCGGATTTCTTTCCAACTGCCGAGCATGTCCTCCATCATTGCCCGTGAAGAATCCGCACTCGCCATCGAGTACGAGTAGTCGCCGAGCGACTCGCTCTGCAGCGACGAGTCTGACTTGCGAGACAAGTACATCGTGCCTGCGATGACCATGCACGCCTGATGTATGTCGTCGGGCACGGCTGTATAGCCTGCGGAGTACTCGATCAGCGTTGACTGGAGCGCACTTGGATATCGTGCGCTGTAAGATTGCGCAGTCGGAAATGCGTCCTGACGGATCGTGACGATCCCGAGATAGGAGTCGTAGACAAACTCGCTTGAGACATTGACACCTGTGAGCACGACGGTCGCCATCTTGATATCTCCACCGGCTCGAGGATGCAGTTGTGCGCAGCGCATCGCAGTCGACACGCTTGCGCTGTAGCCCGTGATCGCATTGATCGCAGCCACAAGCGAGGTCGTGTCGGGATAAGTTGCGAATGTCAGCGTGCTGATCGATGTCGTGCCTGCGCTGGTGGTGCGTGTCAAGGTGACACCAGGTGCGAGTGCGCCGCTTGCAACTGTGCCGAGCGGCTCGGTGTTGATCGAGACCGTCAGGCGGATATCGCTTGAGTCGGTCGATGCGATCATGATCGCTGATGCAAGTCCTGTGTATACGCCGACAACATTGTTGATGGGGTACTGCTTGACTCGCACGCTGCGAACATCGTTGCCGCCGTACCACTCGCTGTAGTTGCGCACAAGGATCTGTCGTCCGATCCACCGTTCGATCTTCGCAGTTGCGTGATCGATGTAGCCATCAAGAATTAAGTCGTCACCTGATCCCGTGATGCCGAGGTGAGATTTGAGTTGGTTTCGTGTCGAGAGTGCGTATGTTCCTACTGCCATAATTGATCCTATGCAGGCTTGACAATTTCGGGCGGTTGGTCCTGCGGTCCGTTGCGCCAACCCTCACGCTGCTTGACATACCACGGCTTGCCTGATCGCAGATAGTTGTGCGTCGACTGGTGCAGCGACTGCAACTTCGGTCCAGGCCATGTTGCGACCGTCTCGATGTGACCGATGGAAACCTTCGGTGTCACACCGATCTTCCAGTTCGCCTTCTGCGTTTGTTTCCAGAACCAAATATCGTCGTCGATCTTGTCGCCGCTCCAATCGCCCTCGTCGTTTGGCATCGCACAGAACCAAGGCTTGGGCAACTTGCGCAGCGAGTCCATGCGGATCAGTGTGCAGCCGAAGTGCATCGACGAAACCTCGAACCAGTCCTGCTGCAGGTCGTGCGTGTTGAGCCGCCGTGGAATCCAGTTTGTCGACGCAACGCAAAGCGGAGCGAGTCGCTCACGACCTGACTGCAGCGGAGCGAGCGCATCGAGTCCGTCACGCTCTGCGATCTCACGCATGGCAACAATGTCCTGCCAGTCAAAGAGCGAGTCGTAGTCGATCGTGAGAGCCCACTTGATGTCGGTCTCCTGTGCGAGCATCGAGAGGATGCGCTGCATGCCCTGCCCGTAGAACACGCCTGACGAGTTCGTGATCGTGATGCCAAGTGCGCTCGTAATTTTCTGACAGCAGAACATCGTATCGGTCCATGTCAGGCGAGGCATCGTCATCACGCCCTTGATGTCGAGATACTTTGGCGGCTGCGTCATCGCACCAACTGCGAGCGGCTTGCGACCTGCAAGGTTTAGCGAGATCGGGAGATCGCTGCAGTCGATCGGATCTGTGTTTTTCCACGGCATGATCTCGGTGATGCCGACCTGATTGAAAAGCATCCTTAACTTTGGATCGTTCCACAAAGTGTGGTGCTGATCGAATGTGTCGATCTGTCCACCCATGATGTACGCCTCCCACGGGAAAGGCTTGCCGCTTTGATCTTCCTGATCTCGGTCGAGTTGCGCACGGCGAATGATCTCATCAAAGTCAGGAACTGCGATGCGCAAGATTCCACCTGGCTGCAGTTTGTCCACCCAATGTTGCACAACTTCGAGCAAGTACGGACGCTCGATGTGTTCGAGCACATGGCTCGCACGGATCTCCTCTAGCGAGCCATCTGCGAACGGAAGAAATGAGACATCGTTGTTCGTGGACCAGTCCCACGGTGTATAGCCTTCGATCCGAGTTTGTCCGCATCCTAGGTCTAGTTTCATGCAAACCAACATACCACGCAAAAGACAACGGCTCGGAATCTTTCGACTCCGAGCCGTTGGTGATTGAAACTTGAGACCGTATCAGGACGGATTCACAACAACGCCAGCATTCTGGTTCGTTGCGGTGATCGGTGCTTGCTCGCCTCGAGCGAGCGTGCCTGTGATGCCGACGATTCCTGTTGCCCCACCGTTGGTGACGAGAACACGAAAATATCGTTTCTTGCCCTTGAGGTCGATGTTGAACACGCCTGCAGCCTTTTCAGTTGCTGCGTTTGTGCCACCTGTCAACGATGCCAAAGTCCAGTCTGTTCCAGCAACATAGCCAGTCACGGCTGCGAAGTTGGTCAAGACTGTGTCATCCGATTGCTGAATGTTGAAAACAGTGATGTAGTCCGTTGCATGGGTTGTTTTTGTCACAACCAACTGCAACTCTTCGTATCCCTTTGCATCGACGCTTGCTGAAATTGCCGTGCCTGCAGCCGAGAACGAAATCGGTCCGAGTGGACATACTGATTTGAGACCTTGTAAATTCATAGCCATAGTATTTTCCTTCTTTCTTTTGTGTGTGGATTAACCAGTCTTCAGAGTGATCATTGAACCTGCGTTCGTTGAATCACCAACATTTGCGCAAACAAGATCCCAACGAGTCGTCGCACGATATGCAAGCATATCGGTCTCGAAACTTGTCAGAGCGGAATTGCTGAAGTCGACTGCTGTCTGTCGACGATCACCGAAGTACACGCCTTGCGATGCGTCTCCGAAGTGGCACATGATCTTGCCAGTTGCTGTTGAATTGTTCATCGCTTGCGTGAGAACAACTGGATATCCAGCGAAAGCAAGTTGACCATTTCCACTTATCAAGTCTGCTGCATTTTGTCCGCCTGTTGCATAAGCAAGGCGCAAGAACAAAGCGTTCCAGATTGTCTTGTGACAGAAAATCTTTGCGTTTGCGTTGTCTGCGTATTGTGGCAAGAGAGCGAATGCTGCCATAACTTCTGGAAGCGTGATTGACTGCGCAGTTGTACTTCCTGCAGTTGAAACGCCTGCAGATCCGACTGCAGTTGCAAGTCCAGTGATGCCACCATAGGTCGAGGTTGAGTCGCCGATGAATGCGCACTGATCTTCCAGTTTCGCCTGTGCGTATGCCATTTCGCCA